GGACAAATAAAACACACGTTAGATGCCTTTTTAAACGCAGAAATGGTGAAAAGGTCGCAATACATCAATTTACACGCTGTTACTCCCAAAGTAGATAAAGAACAACGAGCTAAACCATTACAGGCAAGAATGAGGTCTGGCGGTGTCAGATTTAATAAAGAACATGGATATTATGGGAACCTCGTGGATGAAATGCTAGTATTCCCCCGTGGGCAACACGATGACCAAGTAGACTCATTAGCGTATATCGGACTTGCCTTGGACAAAGTAGTACACGCCCCATCTCAAGAAGAAATGGATGATGAAGAATACAATGAAAAGTTTAGTGAAGATGCTTGGCAAGGACAAGGAATGTATACAGGATACTAACGCATTAATGTATACTATGACAATTAATTCTCAATAGTGATTGACTATCGTCTCACAATCTGTTATTTTTTTAAAAACTGAGGAAGCCGAATGAAAATTGAAAATCTAGTAAAATCTCCAAACATTGCTGAAGACATGGATGATGAAGAGTTATCTTCATTAGGAGCAAGATTACTAGAAGAAATCAATATGGATTTAACCTCTCGTGCCGATTGGGAAGAGAGAAATGAAAAGTCTATCAAGTTGGCATTACAGGTTGTAGAGAAAAAGACATTCCCTTGGCCTAACGCTTCTAACGTCAAATTTCCACTTATTACTATTGCTGCAATGCAATATCATAGCCGTGCATATCCTGCCTTACTTGGAAACAATGAAATAGTCCAATGCAGAGTATATGGCAAAGATGACGATGGTGAGATGCAAAAGCGTGGGGATAGAATCTCTCGGCACATGACTTATCAAGTAATGGAAGAAGATGAGACATGGGAAGAGAACCAAGACAAAACATTACTTGTACAAGCAATTGCAGGTGTAGGCGTAAAGAAATCTTATTTTGATCCTGTAAAAGGACATAACATATCAGAATTGGTATTACCTAATGACTTTATCGTTAACTATTACACCAAATCCATTGCAGACTCTCCAAGAGTTACACACCGTATTTACCTTTCGTCAAATGAACTGCATGAACGCCAGGTACGTGGTATCTTTTGCAAACCAACAGATGAGGCTCCAGCAGGACAGCCTCAACAGACATTACTTAGAACTGCAAAAGAAGATGCACAGGGAGTAAGAGCGCAAACAGGCGACCCTGATACCCCATTTGAGTTCTATGAGATACATTGTTGGATTGACTTAGATGATGACGGCTACAAAGAGCCTTACATTGTTTATTTAAGGCGTGATACAGGCATTATTTACCGTATCGTTGCCCGTTACTTTAAAGACTCTATTGAATATAGTGGTAACGACATTATTCGCATTAAACCTGAACAATACTTTACCAAGTATGGATTTATTCCTAGCCCTGATGGTGGTTTCTATGACTTAGGGTTTGGAAGCCTACTTGGGCCACTCAATGATTCAGTAAACACCATTGTGAACCAACTGATTGATGCAGGCACGATGTCTGTAACGGGTGGTGGATTTTTAGGTCGTGGAGTCAAGATTAAAGGTGGTGACTATACATTTAAACCACATGAGTGGAAACGTGTAGATAGCACAGGCGATGATTTACGTGCCAATATTATGGCATTACCTGTTAGAGAGCCAAGTGGTACTCTATTCCAATTGTTACAAATGCTGATTAACTATGGTGAGCGTATTGCAGGTGCAACCGACATTATGACGGGCGTATCACCTGGTCAAAATACCCCTGCCGAAACATCAAGACATACCGTAGAACAAGGTATGAAAGTATTTAATGGAATCTTCAAACGCACATGGCGTTCAATGAAAGAAGAGTTCCAAAAGTTATATAGACTCAATCAACTATATTTACCGAGTGATCCAGTTGAGTTTGAATATAAGTCAGAATTGTCATTTGTGCTACCAGATGATTATTCTTTAGACATGAAGTTAGTTAAACCTGCTGCTGACCCTAATGTGGTATCAGACAGTCAGAAACAAGCACAAGCACAGGCTGTTATGGCAATTGCTGGGGCTGATATGAATATGTATGAAGTGAAGAAGAGATATTTAGAATCATTGAAAGTAACGAATATAGAACAGATACTTCCTGATCCTAGAGGACCTAATGCAATACCTCCTAGACCTGATGTCAAGATGCAAATTGAAACAATGAAGAATCAAGAACGTGCAATGAACCATCAATTAAGGTTTAAGCTAGGATTAGCCAAGTTAATGAGCGAAGCCGAACTCATGCAAGCCAAAGTAACCGAATTACAAGCCAAAGCAGTATTAGAACTAGAACAAGCAGACGGAGTTAAGAATGGTCATGCTATTGCTATGTTAGAGGCTGAAATAGGTGCTAAGAGAGCGCACATGGATGGAATATTTCGTAGTATTGAGTTAATGAAAGACCTAGAAAGGGAAGCAAATGATAGAAGCGGAATGGAAGGAATGGATAACAAATCCAGTAACACAGGAGTTCAGAACCCATCTTAAAAAAGCCAAAGTAGAGGCTCAAGAAGCATGGTCAAATCAACAATTCAAAACCGAAGCAGATAATCAATTTGCACTAGGTGGGGTATTTGCAATCAATCAAATACTTGATCTTGAATATGATGATATACAGGGGGCGTAATGAATACATCTGGATGGAAACCTACGGGTCACCGTGTATTAATACGGGTGGAAGAAATTGAAAGAAAGACTGAAAGCGGCATTATTATCGCTGACATCACGGCAGACAAAGAACAACTTGGACAAGACGCAGGAGTCGTTGTCGAACTTGGGAATACTGCTTACTCCGACCAATCTCAGCCTTGGTGTAAAGTCGGAGACAATGTTAAGTTTGGTCGTTACGCAGGCCAAATCATCAGTAAAAAACAATCAGATGACGGACTCGAATACAGAGTCTTAAATGACCTCGATGTCGTATTAGTAAAGGAAAAAGCAAATGGATGATACAACAACTGTAGCACCTAGTGGTATAGAAGCCACGGAAGTATCTGAAATACAAACAGAAACTACCGTTGAAGCACATTCGGCTGACCAAGAAACGGTCAATGAAGCTAAACGCCAAGGATGGGTACCTCAAGAAGAATATGATGGCCCTTCTGAGAAATGGGTAGATGCAGAAACCTTTGTAAAAAAAGGTAAAGAAATTAATGCCCTACTTCGTAAAGACAATGAGTTCTTAAAACGTGAGATTTCAGAAATGAAGTCTACAATGATGGAATTCAAGAAGTTTTCTGCCGACAATGAAAAACGTGCGTATGAACGGGCATTGTCAGAACTTAGAGAACAAAAGAAACAAGCCGTTAGTCAAGGCGATGGCGATAAGTTACTTGAAGTAGATGATGCTATTGAGGAACTTAAAGAGCAACGTGCTAGAGAATCTCAAGAAGCCAAAAAGACCACAAATCAAATTGACCCATCCTTTGTAGAGTGGAATGATGAGAATAAATGGTTTGGTAAAGACACAGAATTAACTGAAGAAGCTAATCTTATTGGTGAAACAATTAAGCGTAGACAGCCAACTTTGATTGGTCGTGAGTTCTTAGATGAGGTAACTAAACGGGTTAAAAAGATGTATCCTGAGAAATTTACCAACGCAAACAGAGATAAACCGTCTCCTGTAGAGGCAACAACAGGCAATAAAATGAGTGCTAAGTCGGGTAAACATTCTTTTAATGATTTACCACCTGAAGCTAAATCTGCCTGTATTAAGTTTGAAAAACAGAAGTTATTAACACGAGAAGAGTATATTAAAGACTTTTTTGGTGAATAATATTTAAAAATGTTGTAAATCGTATACAATTCAATTATAGTAAGGGAATAAAAATGTCAAGAGAAAACAAGCAGGGAAGTTCTGAAGCGCAAATTAGGTCAGTTGCTGAACGTGATACAGAAGTAGTTAGATCACAGGCTCAACGTAAAAGAAGGTCATCATTTGGCGCACCAAAACTTTCTATGGCAGTAACAGTAGAAGTGCCTGGATACCATCTATGTTGGATGAACGATGATGGAATGGTAGAAAAGGCATTAGATAGCGGATATGAGTTTGTCACTAAAGGCGAAACAGAGATAGAGAATGGTGTAGCACCTTCAAACATCGACTTAAATGACAAAATCAAAATGAAGGTAGGAACTTTTGATAGCGGTGCGCCTCTATATGGTTATTTAATGAAAATCAAGAATGAATGGTTTGAGGAAGATCAAGAAGCCATCTTGTTAGAGAATAGAAAAATAGAAGATGCAATCGCAGGTGGAAATATTAACGGTTCGCTAGGTCAAGACGGCAAATATGCTGCTGGTATCTCGATTAAGCGTTCTTAAATTTAATTTTATAAGGATTTAAACAAATGGCAAATACTAATACCCCTTTCGGATTCAGTCCGATTATTTACGGTACTAGTGGCACCAACAACCAACAACAGAAAGTTTACTGGATTCCATCAACTGATACGTCTGCGTATTACATTGGTGACGTAGTAAAAACTGCAACTGGTTCAGATGCTAACGGTACTAACAAAGTAGTAAAATGCGCTTCTGGCGACATTCCACGTGGAACTGTTTCTGGCGTATTACAAGCTAACCCAAATAACCCATCATTAGTCGGTACAAACATCGACTTAACTATTACATCTATTCCTGCTACTAAAGCAGTAGATTATTATGTATTAGTAAATGATGACCCTGATCAAGTATATGTAATTCAAGGTGACTCTACTTCATTTACATCTGCTGACGCTAATAAGAACGCAACTTACACAGTAGCGACTCCTTCTTATGCAAATCAGTTATCTGCATCAGTATTAACAGGAACCACGACTTCTTCGACAGCAATATTGAAGATTGTTGGATTCGAGCAAATCCCTGGCACAACAATCGGTGCTTATGCTCGTTTCATGGTAGTCTTCAACAATCATGAGATGCTCAGACCATCTGCTGGCGTTTAATTAGGAGAATAAAAAATGGCTGGAATTATTACAACTGGTTCACACCCAAAGGCTTTATGGCCTGGTGTTAAGGCTTGGTGGGGTCGCTCTTATGATGAGCATCCTGTTGAGTATACAGATTTATTTGACACAACCACTTCAGACAAGAATTATGAAGAGTACGTTCAAACTACAGGCTTCGGTTTAGCACCTCAGAAATCTCAAGGTCAAGGCGTAAGCTATGACTCAGAGACTCAAGGTTTTGTAACCCGTTTAACCAACGTAGCTTATGGTATCGGTTATATCGTTACTCATGAAGAACTACAAGACAACCTTTATGAAGTTGTTTCTAAGCGTCGTGCTTCTGCAAATGCTTTCTCTATGCGTCAAACCAAAGAGAACGTAGCTGCAAACACATATAACAACGCTTTTAGTTCTTCTTACAAAGGTGGCGATAACGTAGCTTTATTAAGTGCATCACACCCTAATACATCTGGTGGTACATTCTCTAACTTATTGACAACTGCTGCTGCATTGTCTGAAGTTGCTATTGAGAATTTAATCATTCAGATTATGTTAGCTCAGAATGACCGTGGTTTACGTATCAATTTAATGCCACGTAGCATTGTTGTTCATCCAAG